GATGGCGACGGCTACACGCCAGGCGGTAAAGAATACGGCCCTGAATGTAAAGGTCATTACGTGTTCAACGCGTCTCAATCCATGAAATTCAAGCCTGAAGTAGTCGACCTTCAAGGTCAACCCCTTACTGAGCCTGGCCAAGTATATTCTGGTATGTACGCCAATGTATTAGTTAACTTCTATTTCTACAATAATCAATCCTCCGGTATTTCTGCTGGCTTAGGCCCTGTACAAAAAGTACGTGATGGCGAACCTCTTGGCGGTGGCCAACCTGCATCCGCTGCATCCGTATTCGGTGCTCCGCAAGGTAGTGCAGCAAATGTATTTGGTGGCGCTGAAGCGGTGCAAGCTATTAACCCTGTAACTGGCCTTCCAATGTAATAGGTGGCCGTTATGGTCCATCTTAATATTGACATAGAGACGTTTTCGTCTAATGACATCGGCGCCGGGGTGTACAAATATGTCGAAGCGGAGGATTTCGAAATCCTCCTATTCGCATATGCGTATGACTTTGGCCAGGTTGAAGTTGTGGATCTAGCACAAGGTGAAACAATACCTGATGCGGTCATACAAGACCTCAAAAATCCGGACGTGATTAAGCACGCCTACAATGCACAGTTTGAAATTACTTGTTTGAACAAAGCCGGATATACAACTCCATTACGTCAATGGCACTGCACGATGATTCACGGTGCGTATTTAGGGTATCCTATGGGCCTTGCTAAGTTAGGCGTTGCCCTAGGGCTACCTCAAAATAAATTAAAGGATAAAGCCGGCAAGGCTTTAATCCGATATTTTAGCATTCCTTGTAATCCGACTAAATCTAACGGCGGGCGAACTCGGAACCCAAAACACCAAAAGCCTGAAAAAAAGCGGACCCACACAAAATACAATCGTCAAGACGTAGTCACTGAAATGGAATGCTACAAACGGCTCGCATCGTTCCCGGTTCCTGATGAAACATGGAACGATTGGTACATCGATATTGAAATCAATAATCGTGGTGTACTTATCGACCATGACCTCGTCATTGGTGCCCTTTGTATCGATGAAGAAAACACGAACATCCTTACCAAGGAAGCCCAGGAAATCACACGCCTGGCCAATCCTAATTCTACACAAGCGCTCCTCAATTGGATCAACACCAACACAGGGGCTAACCTTCCAAATCTAACAAAAGATACCGTTGATGGCGCTCTTAAGAGTGACATTAGCCGGGTGGCCAAACGTGTACTTGCCTTACGTAAGAAGTTGGCCAAGTCCTCGGTATCAAAGTACGTCAAGATGGAAGAGTCCTGGGGCTCTGATTATCGCCTTAGAGGCGTGCTACAGTTCTACGGGGCCAATCGTACTGGACGATGGGCCGGACGGCTCATACAGGTCCAAAACCTACCAAGAAACTACATCGAAACGCTTGATGTCGCACGTTCCCTCGTGACACATCGTAATCGTGTAGGGCTCGAACTTTTATATGGTGATGTAGCCGATACGCTCTCACAATTAATCCGTACGGCTATTATTGCACCAGAGGGTAAGACATTATGCGTGGCTGACTTCTCCGCTATTGAAGCACGGGTTATCGCCTGGCTAAGTGGTGAGCAGTGGCGTCAACAGGTATTCGCCCATGATGGTGATATCTACTGCGCCTCGGCATCCTCGATGTTTGGCGTTCCTGTAGTGAAACATGGTGAGAACGGTCACCTACGGCAAAAGGGTAAGGTCGCAGAATTAGCCCTTGGTTATCAAGGAGGCGTCAACGCATTAAAAGCTATGGGAGCCCTTGATATGGGGCTAGCAGAAGAGGAACTTCCGGATATTGTCCGATTATGGCGTGAGGCTTCACCTCGTATTCGTGATTTATGGTACCAGGTTGAAAACGCCGCGGTGTATACCGTGACAACTGGGAATCCTATGGGCCTTGACCACGGTATTATATTTCGTTTAGAAATTGATCCGATTTATGGTTATCGATACTTGACGATTGAGCTACCAAGCGGGCGGAAGCTATTCTACCCAGGGGCGTATATCAAGGAAAACCAATTCGGTAAGGACGCCGTCCATTTCAAGGCGCAATTCAACAACGCCTGGGTGGATGACAGCACGTATGGCGGAAAACTTGTCGAAAACATTACCCAAGCCGTAGCTCGAGACTGCCTGGCGGTAACGTTACGTCGATTGACGATAGCGGGATACCCAATCACCATGCACATCCACGATGAAGCGGTTATGGAAATCCCTTCCGAGGATAAGGAGAAAACCCTTGATAAGGTTAATGCTTTATTTGGGGCTCCGATTCCCTGGGCTGAAGGGTTACACCTCTCCGCCGCCGGATTTACCAGTGATTATTATATGAAGGATTAGAAAGGGCGATGGCCGTATGATTAATGACAAAAAACTAATAATTAGCGTAGGCCAAAGCCGCACGTCGAAACAATGGATTCAAACGGAGCTCATGTGGTCCGAGTTCATCGAACGGCTACGGACACCGCAACGTACTACGGAGACCGTTGAACAGTATCATCAACTTCCAAAATCAGCGCAAGCTAAGCTGAAGGACATCGGCGGGTTCGTCGGTGGTAGTTTAATCGGGTTACAACGTAAGGCGATTAACGTCACCGGTCGTGACCTTATCACCCTTGACCTCGACGCCATTGAGCCTGGCCAAACGGATAATGTAGTGCGTACAGTGGACAGTTTAGGTATGGCGTACGCCGTGTACAGTACACGTTCACACACGCCACACCGACCACGGCTACGGGTAGTCATTCCAACCGACCGCACCATGACCCCTGATGAGTACGAGCCTATCGCTCGTAAGGTGGCCAGTTTAATCGGTATCGGTATGATGGACTCGACGACGTTCGAAGCCTCGAGGCTCATGTACTGGCCAGGATGTTCTAGCGATGCACAATATGTGTTCCGATATGCGGATAAGCCATTCTTATCTGCTGATGGCATCCTAGCGGAGTACACCGATTGGCGGGATGTGGCGTCATGGCCACAGGTACCAGGTTCTGAGACATCGGTTAGAGTGAAACAGCTTCTTACGAAGCAACAGGATCCGTTATCCAAACATGGTATCGTAGGAGCCTTTTGTCGGCAGTACGGTATCCGCGAAGCAATCGATACGTTCCTACCTAACGCGTACACATACGTTGACGGTTCTCATGACCGCCTAACCTACGTCGAAGGTTCGACCATCGGCGGTGCTGTAATCTACGATGATGATAAGTTCTTATACTCACATCACAATACGGATCCGTGCGGTGGCCAACTGGTAAACGCATTTGACTTGGTTCGACTTCATAAGTTCCACGACCTTGACGAGACGGCCAAAGACGGCACACCACCGCATAAGATGCCGTCGTTCCTTGCGATGAGTAAGCTAGCCTTTGAGGATTCAGAGGTGGCCATCAGTATCCAGCAAGAACGTGCGCGTGAGTCCGCTACGAATGTGTTCCAAGAATCGATAAGTAAAACTAATACTACCGATGTAACCGACCTTGACGCCAACGCTATGCTCGAGACTGAATGGATGAAGTCCGCCGGCCTCAAATACAACGATAATCAAGGGCTTAAGAAAACGCGTGATAACATTCTTAAACTATTAACGCATGACCCGGCCATCAAGGGGCGTATCGCATACGATAAGTTCGGTAGTCGATATATGGCTATGGGTGCCTTACCATGGGCCCTAACAGATCATGGTAAACGTATTTGGACTGACACCGATGATAGTGGTATCCAGTGGTATCTAGAAAACCGATTCGATATCACCGGTAAGGATAAAGTCCTTGATAGCGTGCTACTGATAGCGAAACAAAACTCTTTCAACCCAGTGACCGATTATTTAGACAGTCTCACCTGGGACGGTGTAGAACGATTAGATACGATCTTCATCGATTACTTGGGCGCAGAGGATAACGTGTATACCCGTGCAGTAGGTCGTAAGGCCTTCGTAGCTGCAGTAGCACGTGCCTACGAGCCAGGATGTAAATATGACACCATGCCGGTATTAGTTGGCGCCCAAGGAATAGGGAAATCATCTCTTATTCGATTAATGGGTAAGGATTGGTACGCTGATGGGCTTAATACCTTTGATGGTAAAGAAGCAGCTGAAAGTATCCAAAATAGTTGGTTAGTTGAAGGCAGTGAAATGGCCGGGTATTCTAAGGCGGAAGATAATGCATCGAAACAATTCTTATCACGCCAGGTCGACGTATTCCGTAAGGCGTATGGTCGCCGTACTGAAGAATATCCACGCCAATGTGTGTTCTTTGGTTCCACTAATCAACACGAGTTCTTAAAGGATATCACAGGCAACCGCAGATTCTGGCCGATACAACTTGGTTTAAAGAAACCAACGAAAAATGTATTTAAGAATTTACCAGGTGAAGTGGATCAGCTGTGGGCGGAAGCCAAAGCTAGATACCGCCAAGGTGAAAGCTTAATTATTGAGGATAATGAGGAAGTTCTACGCCTTGCAAATTTAGCACGTGAAAGCCATATGGAAGGAAATGCTAAAGCAGGTGTGGTAGCCGAGTTCTTGAAACAGAAAGTACCTGAGAATTGGCAGGCGCTATCGATTAGTGCTAGACGGATGCAATTATCCGCAACGCATGCGGTACCTGGCCAAGAATTAGTGCTAAGGGATCGTATATGCGCGGCTGAAATTTGGTGTGAATGTTTTAACAAGGAATTATCCTGGATGAAGAAAGCCGATAGCCGAGAAATTAATCAAATTTTAGATAACATACCATTCTTAATCCGGTATGACAAGG